CTCGGTTTTAATTCCAAGAGCAGTTATCGTACCGCCTACGTGAAGCTTTGTGGAGGGCGAGGTCGTTCCAATACCAACATCTCCACTGGCATTGATAACCATATGGGTTGACCAAGTACGGGCTGCATTGGTTGTGTTTTCTGCTGAGTGTTCAAACTTAAAGCCAAGAGCGTTGAACTGCATCCGTGATGCTTTGTACGCCTCACGCGCTAATCCTGCTGGGGTTGTGTTGCCAGTAAGGACGGGACCATTAGTGGTGCTTACATTTAAGTATGCAGAGCCAGCACTACCGTTTCCTGAGTCAAGGTAAATACCCTGCGCTGCGCTAGTAGACGTTACAAGTACGTGTAGCTTGTCTTCAGGGGAAGTAGTGTTAATGCCTACTTTGCCGCCATCTGCAACAAGCGTTGTCCAGTTTTCAGAGTTACCAAATGCAGCTTTTCCAGTACTATAGTTTCCAAAATAAGCGTAGCCATTTCCTCCTTGTACGAATGCTTCTTCGTTTGTTCCTCCATCGGAAGTTATGAAATATCCTCCACGGACATCTAGCTTTTTAGCCGGACTAGTAGTACCAATACCTACGTTGCCCGACTGAAGTACGACAAGCTTTGGAGACCAAGTGTCGTTTGATGCGTCAGCGTCTTGACTTCCAACAGAAATCTCAAATGCAGCATTAACATTTTCTTGTGCTGCAATTTGCCAGTTGTAATGAGTTGCCCCCGTCTGGAATGTTACTTCGGGAGAACTATTTGATAAAGTTACGCTACCCTCTACGTGGAGTTTATCAGCCGGACTAGTAGTACCAATACCGACGTTGCCGGCAGAAGTTATTCGTACTTTTTCAGCAGCGTTTGTTCTAAACGCCATAAAATTATTGGCGTTGTTATAGGCAATAGAACCAGCATCCGTATCAGTATCACCCATTCTAAGCTCAGACTCTCCAGTCGGGCTTGATATCAGATATATGTAACTAGCAGCAACCGAAGAACTATTAACTGTGATATTACCAACCGCAATACCATTAGTAGTAGTAGCCCCACGGTCAGTAACGCTGTCTAAAGTATCGGTTTCCGTATATCCAGTTATATATGTGCTTGTGTCAACAGAAAGAAGTCCATTGGCATCAGCCTTTAAAAAACCAGCGCCATAGTTAGACAGCGTAACGGCTCCTGTAACGTTTGCAGAACCTGTAACTTTTAGTCTATAGTTTCCGGGGTCTGTGCTACCAATAGCAATATTGCCACTATTGATAATAGCCATAGCCTCACGCCAATAAGTACCGCCTACGTTGTTATCCTGAACGTAGAATACCATCTCACCAGCAAAGTCTTCTGCGCTACGGTTGTTCTGTGCAATCTTTATAGCGCCAGAGGTAGAAGCGGTTCCAGTAGATGACTCAATATGGAATTCAGTAGCCTGAGAGGAGCCTTTGATATGGAGGAGTCCATCGGGGGAGGTTTCTCCAATACCTACATTACCGGTGTTATAGTATATGTCATTTCCCGTGGTTGTCCACTGACTTGCGGTGGATGATGTTAGGTAATCAGTGCCCGAAACGGCAGCGACAATTACACCATTAGAGTCAACCTTTAATATAGAGCCAGTGCTTATTCCTGAGAGCTTAACTGGACTTAAAAATTTTTGAGACATAACGCTATACTATTTGTCAAAAATACGAAAAAGAAAGGGGGCTTGACATAAGCCAGCCCCCTCCTCATTTAGTTAGAAATCAAGTTATCAAGGCGATGGACTCAGTCCCTCATAGACAAGTGAGTCACCATTCAACTTAGCAGCGGAAAGGATTGCAATGTAATCGCCTTCGGTTACGGAGTTCGCAAATGAAATGGTCACAGTTGAAGTGCTAGGACGAGTGGCGTCTACGTGCACAGTCTCAAATGTCGTGGAATCCACAACCTGAACCATTATACGTTGCGTATTGTAGTCGTGAGTGATGGTGTATGCATTTCCCGTCTTGGAAACAGAATCCTGTGATGAATCAAGCGTGAACCACTTAGGAGCGCCAAGGAGGTCAGCAACAGTATTTACGTTAGCCTTTTTAACGATGCCAGTCTCTCCCGTTGCATTCTCATACATGTAGAAGAAGTCCGTACCATCAGGGGTCAATGTATCAACCGACCCGATGTGGAGCTTCTGGTCTACAGTAGAGAAGTAGTCGTTTGTTTCATTCCAGATGAATGACACGTTGGTATCTGTTCCACGCTCAACTTCAAAACCTGCGTCCTGCGTAGCTGCTCCAGTCTCGTCAGAGTTCAACTTGATGATTGAATCACCGATGTTAACCTCGTTAGAGTTTACGCTAGTGGTAGTACCGTTTACAGTAAGGTTACCAGATATAACAACCTCAACGCCACCGAAGGTGATGGTCTCATTATCACTCAAGTCTACCGTGCGAGTAATGTTTGGTTGCTCCAACTGATTAGCGCCCCACATCAACAGTTTATACTGAGTAAGGTTGCCAGCATTCTTCAGTTGGACATCATCAGTATTCACCGTGATACCCGTACCGGCGCCAACGGTGAACGTGCGAGATGTGGTGATATCTCCACCGCCTGTCAAGCCGTCTCCAGCGGTCAATGTAATGGTATCGTGCGCTACGTTGCGCGTGTTGGAGGTGTCTAGGGCGACATCATCGGCATTTACCGTAATACCGGTTCCAGCACCCACGGCAAGAGTTACATCTCCAGTAGTAGCATCTCCAGTAAGGCCCCCTCCTGCAGTGATAGAACGGATATCGCCTGATACGTCAAGCCAAGTCGAGCCGTCAGAGAAACGGATTACATTATCGGTAGAGTCGTAAACAATACGACCTTCGTGGGCAGAAGCTAATAGTTCACCAGCTCCAGGCGTACCGCTATTGATAAGTAAACTGTTGGCAATGAACTGTGGTTTAGAGTTGATAAGCTCTAAGCCGCCAAGGTCAATCGCTGATAAAAACTTAATAGCCATAGTTGATTAGTTAAAGTAGGCTTGTCCAGAAAAAGCCCCTGATTCGAAAATTAGTCTTACGTTATTATTGTCTATATATTCAACTACACCAAAAACCACAGCGCCAGACGAACTGACAACGGTGACTGAAGGTTTTTTACCAAGGTTGTGTTGAACCTCCCACGTCGCAGAAGGTGACCCCTGAGTATGCACATAATTAGCATCACCTCCGCCGCCAACAACACCAGTAACGGATGCGCTACCGGTAGGCTTTTCTATAACGGATACGCCGGATGTAGATGTTTGCGTAACGCTAACATTAACCGTATCGCCAGATTGTACATTGATGCCACTCATTCTGAAATGTCCTCATTTATTTTAAAGATTCCGTATAGCCAAGTTTTGACAACGCCAGCAACGGAACTTTGCAGGTCGTATACATAGGTACCTGAGGTGACAGCAGCCATAGTTGCAGCACTTGCAGAAATAGTCAGTTCACCTGATGCGTTTCCGGTGTATGCGAAAGAATCATCAGCAATAATGTCAGAAGCAGAGGTGTCCGTGTCTTTAACATCCATCTTCCATTGATAGTCGGAAGAAAGGTCGAGAGGGTCTCCATTGGCATCTGTAAACGTAACGATAAGAGTAAACGTATCACCCTTTCTGCAGGTGATGTCTACTCTTTCTGAAGTGTCTAGGTTTACCGTTGTAGCCATATTGCAAATTTATGTCTTTTATGAAAGCAATTCTGATAAGCCACCCTCCCCTTCAGGCTCCTCGAGTTCACCTCGCTGACCCTGCCGCTGAGAGATAAGCTTACTTTGTTCAACTGCCTGCTTCTTCACTCTGTCATCCTTTCTGTCTTCCTTCATCTGTTCTACAGACTTAGAAGAGTCTAGAGATGCTTGAGCAGAATAAATATCATATTGCCCCTTAACCGTCTCAAGGTCGGACTTAAGCTTGTACTCAAGCTCCAACATCTGTGCTTTAAGTTGCGACTCAAACTGAAGCTTTTGCATATCTAGCTGAGACAAGACTTGCTGCTCCTGCATCTTAGCCTGTGAGGCCGATTGCGCAGCCTGCTGGTTAGCTTCGGACTGAGCTTGGATGTTTTGCATCTGCTGCTCCTGCTGCTTCTTAATGCGCTGCTTTCTGCGAATAACTAACAAGCGCTCTGCTTGGTCAATGTCTTTCAACTGACGAATAGCGATAGCGTCCTCGAGGTCAATCTCTTTCTGCCCCAACGCAATCTGAATGTTTTGCTCTAGATAGGCTCTGTCGTTGTCATTCATCTCCTTGATGACACGCACACCAAAGTTGTACATCGGAAGCTCTCTAAATGATGTTATAACATCCATATTAGCTTTTCCGATAGCGCGCTCATATGCTTGGTAGATGATGGACTTGGGAGGTAGAATCTGAAGGCACTTAATGATATCCTCACATACTTTTCGGTACAATACCAAAGAGGCGTTTGTGATATCGTAGATAGCGTTGTTTCCTGCAGCAATAGCTTGCTGACGAACGCCTACAAGCTGCTCCCCCTTGGGAGATGAGCCGTCCATAACCTCGTTGATGCCCGTAGTATCACGAATCATATTGAGGTAGTGGTTGTAGTGACCAATCAACTGCTCAATATTACGGATAGCATTGTTAATCTCACGCACTGGAGGGTTCTGAAAACCGCCTTCTGGATTGCGAGAGCGGTAGTAGAATACACCCGTCTGCTCGTAAATGTCCTGAATCTCAAGAGGTTGAAGCTCTCCGCCCATTCCCAACTGTACGTTCTCAAGTCCTTCGATGTCAATCACCAATCCGTCTGGCTTAGCCTTAGCAACCGCCTGCTGAATCTTAAGGTGAGAGATTTGAATCTGGTCAGCAAACGTAGTGATGCCAGAAACCAAAGACTTAGGAATCATACGGCGCATATTCACAGAAATGGGGCTGTAGGACAAGCGCGTCTTAGTTAGGTCGTGCACGTTTTTAGGTACATTCTTCTTAGGGCCGTAATCAAAAATCTTATCACAGCCGATGATGAACTTACCGCCGTATACCGTAGCATTATACATATATACGGGCTCACGGTCGTAAACACTATTTGCTTGAGGCTTATAAACCTCTCCCTTATAATAGAAACCTATGTTGCCGTAACGAGATTGCTTCTTTTCGAAAATCATGCTGTCAACAGACATGAATTCAAAGTCAAGAACCTCAACGGTGTACTCGTCATAACCGTAGTGATACGTATCAAGACCAGAATCGTAGCGTGAGTCATTGAAGCGG